TATCTTTCTTACGGCGGCGTTCTTAAGGTAGTAAGAGCATCTGGAAGCACTCTCACCAATTCTAATGCAGGTGTTGGTATTGCTGCTACTACGTCACTCTTAATTGAGAACTACGACGACTATTCAGAGAACCACGATTCAGCAACAGACTTTTCTTGGGCTGCTAGAAATCCTGGCACTTGGGCAGATGATATGATGGTTTGTGTCATCGATAATTTTGCTGATCAAACCATAGGAATTACAACCACTAATTTGGTTTCTATGGGCGCAACAGTTGGCGCTGGTGTTACCGCAGCAATTTCCGCAGTAACAATTCCTGGTTTGGGGACGACTTCTTCTTTTACTGGATATCTGAAGGGAATCATTACAGGAGTCACCACTTCTACAACCGGTTCTAGCACTATCGATGTAAAGATTGTTTCTCGCGTTCATACCGTAGGCGGTGGCGCAACAGAAACTAAAATCGAATATCAAGAAGGAACTGCATATGCAGCATTTGATACATCGGATACTCTAAGTTTTGTTGGAGCAAGTGGTGCTTCTTCTGCTGGTGTTGCAGTTGCTACTGCAGTTGATTGGTATGATCAACAAACTCTTGGACTTACAAATTCCACAGTATATTGGAAGTCTATTGCTCCAAGACCAACTGCAAATAACTTTGTAACCACAAGAAATGGTTACAATGATGGTATTCACGTTGTAGTTGTTGATGACAAGGGTTCTGTAACAGGAATTCAAGGCAATGTTCTTGAGAAGCACATCAGTCTTTCTAAGGCAACAGATACAATCTCCGCAGTTAACTCTCCACTGAAAGTTTACTATAAGGATTATATCGCAGATTTCTCTGCTAACGTATTTGCAGGTAAAAGTCCATCAGCAGCAACAGATTTATATCATGGTACAACTCCAGTTGCAACTGGATTTACTGCATATACTGGTGTTCCATCTGCTTCGTTCACCGCAATTTCAACCGGCGATGGTACTTGGGGACAAGCAGCACAGGGAGTAACATTCTCCGCAATTGGTAACGTATCTTACACTCTTTCTGGAGGTAAGAACTATGGCAATGCTGGAGCAACTGATGAGTTCAAAGCAACTCTTGGTAACATCCAAACTGCATATTCATACTTATCAAATAAGGATGAAGTAGAAGTTGATTATCTGATCATGGGTCCAGGATGCACTGAAAAAGCAGAATCGCAGGCAAAGGCAAACTATCTTATTTCTCTGGCAGAACAAAGAAAGGATTGTATGGCTCTGATCGGTCCTCACAGAGCAGATTTGGTTGGACAGTCAAATACGACAACTCAAACAAATAACCTGATTGAGTATTTTACTCCTCTGACTTCTTCTTCATATGCCGTATTTGATAGTGGTTATAAGTATCAATACGATCGTTTTAATAATAAGTTCCGCTATCTGCCTTGTAACGCTGATGTTGCTGGTATGATGACTCGCACAAATATTGTTGCATTCCCATGGTTCTCACCTGCAGGTCAGGCAAGAGGTACATTGAATAATGCAATCAAACTCGCATATAACCCATCCAAGGCACAGAGAGATAAACTGTATCCTAACAGAATTAACTCCTTTGTGACTCAGGCTGGGCAAGGAACATACCTTTTCGGTGATAAAACTGCTCTATCTTACGCATCTGCGTTTGATAGAATTAATGTTCGCCGTTTGTTCCTTACAATTGAGCAAGCACTGGAGAGTGCAGCAAATGCACAACTCTTCGAACTCAATGATGAGTTGACAAGAGCAAACTTCAGAAACATTGTTGAACCATATCTCCGTGATGTTGAAGCGAAGAGAGGTCTTTTTGGATTCCTCGTTGTTTGTGATGAGACCAACAACACTCCTGATATTATTGATAATAATGAGTTTAGAGCAGATATCTATCTGAAACCTGCCAAGTCTATTAACTACATCACTCTGACCTTTGTTGCTACACGCACAGGAGTTAGTTTTGAAGAAGTAGCAGGTAGAGTTTGATTTAATTTTATCATAAATACCTAAAGGAGGAGTAAAACAATGGCCACAAGAGCAAACAAAAGTCTTTCAACATTTAAATCACAACTGATTGGCGGTGGCGCACGCCCCAATCTGTTTGAGGTTGAGTTATCCACATTCCCCGCTGCTATCTCAGATGCATGGAATGCTGATACGTTCCAGTTCATGTGTAAGTCGGCAGCACTTCCTGCTTCCAACATTGCACAAATTGATGTTCCTTTCAGAGGACGCATCTTCAAGGTTGCTGGTGACAGAACAGTCGATACCTGGACTGTAACAGTTATCAATGATGAGAATTTCGGTCTCAGATATGGGTTTGAGGCATGGGTAGAGCACATGGCAAAACTTTCCAATAACATTGGTACAACAAACCCAATTTCTTATATGACAGATGCTACCGTCTATCAACTTGGTAGAGGAAATGTAGCATCTAGTACGAATAACTCAGGTGATGCAAATATTATACTTGCACAGTATAACTTCATTGATATTTTCCCAACTAATGTTTCTCAGATTGACTTGTCATATGACAATAGCGATCAGATTGAAGAGTTCACTGTAGAATTCCAGGTTAATTCTTGGAGTAGAGGAGCACTGGATAGGGATAGAGCAGATACCAACACTGGAGGAGAAGAGTGATATTCTGGGTTTAGTCCTTTCATAAATATATTGAAAGGACTAAACTATAAATCATTATGTCGTCAAAGTTATTTGGATTCTCTATTGAGAATTCTGAACCACTATCGCAGAGTGCCGTATCACCCGTTCCTCCTAACAATGAGGATTCGGTTGATCACTATGCGACTAGTGGTTTTTTTGGCAGTTACGTAGACCTTGAAGGTGTATTCAGAAGTGAGTTTGATTTAATTAAACGATATCGTGAGATGTCTCTTCACCCAGAAGTTGATAGTGCTATTGAAGATATTGTAAATGAAGCAATTGTTTCAGACACAAATGATAGTCCTGTAGAGATTGAACTTTCAAATCTTAATGCTAGTGACGGTATTAAGACAAAGATTAGAAAAGAGTTTAAACATATTCTAGATCTTTTAGACTTTGATAAGAAGTCGCACGAAATTTATAGGAATTGGTATATTGATGGTCGTATTTACTATCATAAAATTATTGATTTGAAGAATCCCCAAGAGGGAATTAAAGAGTTGAGATATATTGACGCAATGAAAATGCGTTATATTCGTCAACAAAAGAAGAAACCAGGAGAAACACAAAATCTGAATAACCAACTCAGAGGGTTGAAAGATCCTATGGAGTATGATTTTCCTGAGATTGAAGAGTTCTTCATCTATAATCCAAAAGCAGGAAATTCAGCAGGAACTACTTCAGCAACTCAGAGTGGAGGAAGTCAAGGAATTAAAATGGCAAAAGATGCCATCACCTACTGTACTTCTGGTCTCGTAGATAGAAATAAGGGTATTACACTTTCATATCTTCACAAGGCAATTAAAGCACTTAATCAACTTCGAATGATTGAGGATTCTCTGGTCATCTATCGCTTAAGTAGAGCACCAGAACGTAGAATTTTTTACATTGATGTTGGCAATCTTCCAAAGGTTAAGGCAGAACAATATCTGCGTGATGTTATGAATCGTTATCGTAACAAATTAGTATATGATGCAAACACTGGAGAAGTTCGTGATGACAAAAAATACATGTCTATGCTTGAGGACTTCTGGCTCCCTAGAAGGGAAGGTGGACGTGGAACTGAAATTTCTACTCTGCCTGGTGGTCAAAACTTGGGAGAGATCACTGATATTGAATACTTTAAGAAAAAACTTTACAGGGCCCTTAATGTTCCGCCGTCGCGTATGGACGGAGAAGGTGGATTTAATTTGGGTAGATCATCTGAAATCCTTAGGGACGAATTAAAATTCACGAAATTTGTTGGACGTTTGAGAAAGAGATTCTCAAATATGTTTAATGATATGCTTAAGACTCAACTTATTCTTAAGAATATTGTAACTCCAGAAGACTGGGAAAAAATGAGCGAGCACATTCAATATGATTTCTTATATGATAACCATTTCTCAGAATTAAAAGATACTGAGTTAATGAATGAGAGATTGTCTCTTCTTCAGTCAGCAGAACCATATGTTGGCAAGTACTATTCTCAGGATTATGTACGTCGTAAGATTCTGCGTCAAACAGATATGGAAATTATTGAGCAGGATAAATTGATTGATAAAGAAATTAAAGCAGGTATTATACCCGATCCTGCAGCAATTAATCCTGCGACTGGGGTATCATTTGCAAATGAAGATCCGGCAGTTGGACAAAACATTTCTGCACCAGTAGAACCAGAAATTGATGGTAGTGCAACTGAAGCACCAGAACTTCCAAAGGGAGGGGAAATATAGTATAAATACTGGTAGTATATCATACTTATTATAAATGGAAGAACTACTAGATATGATGGTTACTGATGAGTCACCTTCCCAAATCAGTGATACCATTAAAGATTTGCTGTATGCAAAGACAGCAGCAAGAGTCGATGCTTTTAGACCTGTAGTTGCTGGTTCTACTTTTGGAGAACCTGATACTGAAATCGAAGCAGAAATGGAAACCGAAGTAGAGACCGAAGAGGAATCTACTGAGGAAGAAGAATGATTTATAAATAAAACATAACAATCATATAAAAATGTCTAGGACACTGATTAAAGCTGCGGAAGCACAACTACCAGTAAATACAGGTACAGCAACTAGTTTTTCCTCTGCGACTGCTGTTCGCTTAGTTAATACTTCTTCTAGTGCAGACCATTTAGTTACCGTTGTTGCAGAACAGAGTGGTGCGGTTGTTGGTTCTTTTACTATGATTCGGGGAACTGTAGAAGTTTTAGAAAAACAACCAAGTCATTGTGTATTTGCTGCAAATAATGCAGTAAAAGGAGCACAAGTAGGATTCACCAATTAAAAAAATGAAACTTATCAGAGAAGAAATCGAATCAGTAAAGTTCTTGGTTGAAACTACCAAGAGTGGTAAGAAGTCTCTTTATATTGAGGGAGTTTTCCTTCAAGGAGAGATCAAAAACCGTAATGGTCGTATGTATCCAATGGAAACTCTGAGGAAAGAAGTTGCTCGTTACAACGAAAGCAACATTGTTTCTGGAAGAGCATTGGGTGAACTGGGTCATCCTGATGGTCCAACTGTAAATCTCGACCGTGTTTCACACAAGATCGTTTCTCTGAAAGAGAGTGGTTCTAACTTTATTGGTAAAGCAAAAATTCTTAGCACCCCTATGGGTAAGATTGCTTCTTCATTAATCGATGAGGGTGTGAAATTAGGTGTTTCTTCTCGTGGCATTGGTTCACTCAGAACAACAAGAGAGGGAGTCAATATTGTTGGTGACGATTTTATGTTAGCAACTGCTGCTGATATCGTTGCTGATCCTTCTGCGCCGGATGCATTTGTTGAAGGTATTATGGAAGGAAAAGATTGGGTTTGGGAAGGAGGAATCCTTCGTGAAAGACAAGCAGAAATGACAAAAAAAAGAATTAATACACTTGTCGATACAAAACAATTAGAAGAGAATAAGTTATTCTTATTTGATCAATTCCTTTCTAATTTATAAATTTATAAATAAATATAGATTAAAATCAGAGGTAATCGGAGAGTTCAAATGTCTCGTGGAAAATCACTACAAGAAATGGAAGTAAAGACACAGCAATCCCGTACTGCAGTTAACGCTGGTGCGAAGGCGGGAGATCCTATGCCAACCATGGCAGATCCAGGAACCCAATTGGGTGCAGTCGAAGATCTGGGTGGACCTACCCCAGAAAATTACAAGTCTGATGACGATTCAGCAAAACTGAAAACTCCAGGCGGAACCCTTAAGCAAGTTAAGGATGTAATTACAAAGAGTGCAGGGAAAGCAGACCCAATGCCAACTATGAAAAAGGAGGAAGAAGAACTCTCCACCGAAGATGTAATTGAAGAAGAAGAAGCTACTACTGATGAAGTAGTTGCTGAGGAAGAAGTAGTTACTGAAGAAGAAACTACTGAAGAAACCATTGTTGAGTATGACATGGAAGAAGATGTCAATGCTCTGCTCGGTGGCGAAGAACTCTCCGAGGACTTCAAAGATAAAGCAAAAATTATCTTTGAAACTGCAATCTCTGCTAAGGTCGCATCGATCAAAGTTGAGATGGAAGAGCAACTCAACGTTCAAATCGCTGAAGAGAAAGAAAAGATCGCTGAAGAGTTCGATACTGTTAAAGAGCAACTTGCAGAGCGTGTCGATTCTTACCTTGAGTATGTCGCTGATGAGTGGTTTGAAGAAAACGCACTCGTTATCGAAAAAGGTCTTAAGACCGAAATGACTGAATCATTCCTTACTGGAATGAGAAATCTTTTTGAAGAACATTATGTATCAATCCCTGAAGATAAATATGATGTGCTTGAGAGCATGGTAGAAAAATTAGATGATATGGAGACCAAACTCAATGAGCAGATTGAGAGAAACATTGGTCTGAATAAGAGACTCGCTGAGTCCGTTTCAGACAATATCCTCGATCAAGTTTCTGAAGGACTCGCTTCCACACAGAAAGAAAAGCTTGCCTCACTTGCCGAAAGTGTAGAGTTTGAAAGTGAAGAAACTTATCGTGAAAAATTGGAGACCCTGAAAGAATCGTATTTCGCTTCTAAGCCACAGACTCCACAAGCAAAGTCCGAAACCCTTTCTGAAGGTGTTGATTCTTCTGGATCTGAGTCTTACTCTAATTCAATGGCAGCATACCTGAGAACTATGGGATCTTTTGGTCTTAGCAATAACTCCTGAATTTATTATCAATTCAAACGTAAAATTCCACTAATTAAAAGGTAAAAGCAAATGTTCCATTCAGAGCATCTGCAGGAAAAGTGGGCACCTCTTCTTAACCATGAGGGTTGCGAGAAAATCTCCGACAATCATCGCAGAGCTGTCACTGCTGTCCTGCTCGAAAACCAAGAAAAGTTTTTAAAAGAGCAATCCGCATTTGAGCATGGCGGAATGCTGACCGAAGGACCAAACATGTCTGCTGGTGCTGACGGTTATCAAGGTGGTCATACCGCAAATACTGCTGCTGGTTTTGACCCCGTTCTGATCTCCTTGATCAGACGCTCTATGCCTAACCTGGTCGCTTATGATCTGGCAGGTGTTCAGCCTATGTCTGGACCTACTGGACTCATCTTCGCGATGCGCTCC